CATTTCCATCAACAGATGTAATCATATACTTTAAACGAGTAGTTACATCATAAGCTCCTGCTGAGTTTTTATTTAATTTTTCTAAAGCCTGTATATCTTTAGTTATTTCTTGTTCATCACCATGTGTTAATAGTTTAAAAGTAATTTCTTTACTATTAGATGGTAATATAAATTTATATCTATTTTTTGAGTTTAATATAGATTCATCTATATCCTTAGTTTGTATTTTACCCAAATCAATTACCACTTCCTGCTTTTCACCTGTAAATGGGTCTGTCATTTCTACATGGTAATCAGCACCATATCCCAAAACACGTGTTGCCATTAAAATGGCATTTTTATCACCAATAAAAACATCATTTGGATTTACACCAGGCTCAACTAAAACTGATTCAAATAATTTATCTAAAGCAATTCCTTTTTTAATAAAATTTTGATTTGCAAGAATATCTTCTTCTCTTGCTGTCATATATTTTATTTCACAAGTTCCTTTTCTTAAAGGGTGATTTTCTGGATATACTAATCCTTTTGATGGTAATTCAATAACTTCGGTAGGAAAATCATATTTAAGACTTTCATACTTAGGTGTTGGAGTTGGTTGCGTAATATTAACTTCTGCCATAACTTTCTATCTTTTTTAGTTTGTATATATAAATACATAAATCTTAAAAAATTGGAAATAAAAAAGGGATACCTTTTGGATATCCCTTCTTTTTTATAGTTTTTCTTAAATTAGAATTCAAGAATTGCGTAATCGTAAGCTAAAGATAATTCGATAGTTGCAGGTTCGTTAGAATCAAATGCTACATCACCAAAGTTTGCACTTACAATAAGAGCGCCTTTTAGTTTCCACTGCTCAATCTTATCACCAACAGGACCTAACATATAGAAATCTATATCTTTTTTATAGAAATCAGCATACCCACGTCTACCAGTAATAGATTCATGTCCTAAACGTACCCACTCCATTACCGCTTGTGCTCCAGATGGAACGATTGGGTCATAAAGTGTGATAGTTATATCTTGCCATTCACCTTTACCTTGCAATTGTCTTTTAATGTTGATGTGGTCTAAAGTTACCTTTTCAAACTGAATTGAAGGTCTTGCTGCTGCTTTAACCATATATGATGGGATACCGTCAATCTCCATCACATAGCGGTTTTTCATCTTAGGTTCGAAGTTCGTATAGAACATCTTGTCAAACTCTAATATTTCTGCCATTTTATTATCCTTTTATTTTATATTAATAAATATCAATTTATTTCAAATCCATATTAAGCGTTGAACGAAGCTCCAGTTGGAAGAATGTTGAAATCAATTACGATGAATTCTGCAGTCTTCGCTGGTTGTAAGAAGATTTGTCCAGCTAATATGTTTCTATCAATTACATCAGGTGTGTTGTTTGTTTCATCCATCACAACTCTGAATGCGTAAAGACCTTGTCTTTGTTGAATTCCTTCTAAGTAAGGATTAACAGTGTTTAAGAATCTTTGACGAGTAGTTGATGTATTTTGTTCGAACACTAAGTAACGAGAAGTTGATGCGATATACTTCTTAACAGTGATAAGTAATCTTCTTACGTTGATTCTATCTAATGCTGAAGCTTTATCTTGCAATGTCTTCTGTCCAAATGCTACAATACCTTGTCCAGGGAATGCTGCGATTGGGTTTACTTTGTTTTCATAAAGTGTATCTCTTTCAGCGTGCGTTAATCTATTCAACACACTTACTGCTCCAGTGATACCACCTCTATTTAAACCAGCAGGTGCGAACCACTCAGCTGCCAATCTATCATTACTAGCATAAACTGCTGGTAACAATACTGATGGTGGAACTGAAGTTATTTTGTTTGTATTTGTATCAACTGTCTTAACCCAAGGATAGTAAGTACCAGCGTAATTTGAATCAATTGAATTTGCTTGCTCAGTTGCTTCAGTAATTGTTGCACTTGCTTCAGTAAAGTCAGCGATATAGAAACAATCTTGTCTATCTTCAACCATATCAATTACTTTTGTAGTAATAGATGGGTGTAAAGAACGGATGATACCAGGAGTTACAACTAAGTTGATGTCCCACTCATCAGGGTTTCCTACAGCGTTGATTGCTTTTGAATAAGCTATTGAACCAGATGAAGTTGATTTAGAACAATCAAATCCTTGCGTATTTGCTGCTGATATATCATTTCCTAAGTTTGCTTTAGTGCCAGGGAATGAACCATCAAATCCATATTGGAAACCTAAAGAGAATTGTCTCTTAACCATATCAGCTGCTGCTGAACCGGTCATTTTATATGTAAGTTGAGAATCGAATGCGAATAATACGTTTGCTCCAGCTTTTGCTCCATCAGGAATAGGTGATAAGTATTGAATGTTATCATCTGCAATTCCAGTTGATTCAAAATCAAATCCAGCATAATATATTGGAGATGAAGATGTGTTATTTGCTGAACCAGTTTGGTAAACTACTTCAGGTATTAAACTTTCATCACCATTAGCTGTAGCGATTGGATTTGTGTATGCAGCGTGTCCAAATGGTGCTGCTGAAATTGGGAATGAACCTGCGTCATTTACAACTACTCTTACATATTTTGATTTGTTTGAATAATCGCCATATTCCGTAATCTTACCATCGTTATCAATTGTAAGATATCTATCACCAATTCTCTTAGCTATATAATTTGGAGATGATGGGTCTAAGTTTACATTATTGAATGTTTCTAATACAACTTTTCTTTTATCAGTATCACCATATCCTCTTACAATTACAGTAAATGTTGAGTAATCAGTTGAACCATCCTCACCAGCTGCTTTTACATTTGAAATACCAATCTTAAATTTAGTATTATATGGAGTACCATGTCCTAAAGTTACAAACTTAAATAAATCGTATCTTGTATTGTTATCATCTTTTTGAGATACAACATAAGGAGTTTCAGCTGCCGAGATATCACCATACTTTTGTGTTGGTAAGTTTACTTCAGTAATTACAGTTGTAGCACCATCTGTATTTGAACCTGTAAAGTTAAGGGCTGCGTTTTCAAAATATTTATAAGCGAATGCTGCTTTTGCACCAAATACTGATTCACCAAATGTATCTGCTAAATCATTAGTAGCTGTATTAACAATAGATGCTGAAATATTTGCTGCTGCAGATGCTGAACTTAATAGACCTGAAACAACGAAGTTTCCACCACCTTCTAAACTACTTGATATGTTTGTTGATGCATTTGAAAAACCAACTCCTTTATTACCATTGGCAGTGGAGTAAAGTACTCCTACAATTTTTGCCGCTGATGATAATGAACCACTTGCTTTGATACCCAAAGGAGCAACTTGGTGATAACCACCAATACCACCAACTCTTACGATGGTAGCACTTCCTGCTTCTTGTAAATATCTTTGTACCGCATATTCGGTATAATAAGTTCCATCAGGTGTTCCGAAGATTTCTTCGAACTCTGATTGTGTTCTCACAATAGTTGGAACGAATGCAGGTCCTTGCTTAAAAGGTCCTATAAATGCTGCTCCAATTTCTCCTACTCCTTGTGCTAAGAATGATAGGTCATTTTCTCTTGTGAATACGCCAGGTGATACGATTCTTTCTGCCATTTTATTTCTCCAATTTGTATTTTAGGTTTGTATTTGTTTTTGGTTGTAAAAATACACATATAAATATAAACAAAATATCCAAAACACAAATCTATGTATAAATCTATGTTTTGGATAATAATGATTAAATATTTAGTTTTTTTACTAAACAGGCTGTGGGTCTGCCCCATAAGCGTTACTTCCTGATATCGGTGACCAAGGTAAATCAGCTTCCATTACCATCACTCTATTGTACTTATTCTTATCAATCTCTTTACCAATTTGTGCCATTATATGGTCCCAATAGTTTCTTGTACGGTCTGAACCACTAACTATATTTTTTACCCATGTAACAACCTGTTCTTCAGATAAATTACTATATGCGGTAAAATTATTAGGGTCAACTTCATTTAAAGGTAACGGAGTTGCTCCAGTAAAACTACCAGAGTGACCTGTTTCATCAATTGCTTTTACGTTCCAATAGGCATTAACAACTACATTTTCCAATGTTTGTGTATTTTGTTTTTTAATACCTGTTAGTTTCCATTCGTATGTATATCCCATAATTTGTATTTTTTAATAAATATTTGTTTTTAATATTTTAATCTTCCAACGAACCACTATAATATTCTGTTGTAAGAAGATGTCTATAAGCCTGCTCAATGTGATTTAATTCAGAAGGTACTTCTAAAAAGAAACGGCAATAATGGTCCATACCGGCTGTACCAATTGATACACCATACTTATTATCTCCTGCATTCACACCAATAAAACCAATAGGTTTAGCATCATTGTTTCTAGCAGTTTTATCTTTCCAAACTGTTAAAGAAATTGTTGCCACATATCCAGCTTTCCAATAAACTTCATTACCTTCAGCGTTAGCACCAAAGGTTCTATTATCAGGTCTTGTTGGGTCTACTGGTGCTGGTACATCCGCTGTTCTTTTTTCTATTGCAACATTTGTCACAACGTGATAAGCGTTTTCAATATTTAAACCAGTTCCAGGTAGTTCGTAATCTCTAATAAGTGCCATAATTTATCCTTTATTATTAAGTATTAATTCTTTAAGTTTTTGTAATTCTTCTTTTAATGTACTTATTTCTTCAGCTTGCTTATTAATAATATTTTGTTGGTCTTTAATTGATTCTATAAATAAACCAGCAAAATTTCCATAAGCTACACCATACTCATCATTAACATCACAATAAGTCACAACTTCAGGAATAACTTCATTAACTTCTTGTGCAATTACCCCTATTTGCCTTTTCTTAGTTTCATCTTTAATTCTATTATAGTAAACACCTCTAATTTGAAGTAATTTATTTAAAGCAGAATCAATAGTTACTATGTTTTCTTTTGCACGTCTATCGGAATAAGCCACAATGTTTTCAGTAGCGTAAATACCCCTATTAACATACATACCATATGAAGGTGATGTTGCAGAAGTTCCAACACCTACACAATTGTATGGCCAATAATGATAGAACATCCATCGACCAGCTTGATAATAGATACCACCATTACCACCACCATCAAACATCAATACAGGTGTGTTACCTACATCAATTAATATACCACCATATCCATTTCTACTACCATCAATTCTCCATTGTCCATATGTAGAGTTGTTTGGATAAATGTGTGCTGAGTTAATTCCAGAATAGATACCATGGTATCCTTCCAATCTCTGCCATGTGTGCCAGAATGAATAGTTTGAAGGTCCACTCAATTGAATTAAGATACCACTCATATCATAATCGGAGTATAATCTTACCCCTTCATATGAAGGTCCGTTTGCACCTAATTTAATACCCGTATGGAATGCAATTCTTAGGTCAGGATAAGGATACCCCCATCCACCACCTTCTTGGAATATACGATATGCATGTGTACCATTTCCAGAGTTACCACCAACACCAATAGGCTCCCACCAACGAGAATATAGGTTTTCAATATATGTTGTACCATTAGGGTCTAAATAATATCCAGTATTATTGTAATCATATATGATTGGGAATTGGGCTTGTCCACCAATATCCATCAATGCAACCCTACTATTATTAAATCTATATTCTAAAATATCACCACTATCATCACCCCAGTTAACAACAAGATTGTAATCGTTATAACTACCACCTCTAGTTACCATACCAATTGATGCACCATCAGATGAACGTTGGAAGTGAATACCCCACATTGCGCCAGGAGAATACATTGGATATGAACCTTGTGTTTGGTCATATCTACCTATCCATGCAACGTCACTCCAGTTTGGATAACCATTTGGTGAGAAGTAATCAGTTATACGAACAGCTCCTCTAAAGTTTGCTGATGTACCTGAAGTACTTGGGTCAATATACCAATATGTATCATCAGAATCATAGAATATTGGTGCTCTGAATGAACCATTTGCCCAAACAGTACTACCATTATCCCAACGTAAGTTCCAACCAACAATTGAACCAGTACCACCCCAACCCAATCTCCAGTCATTTGCTGATACGTTTAACATCAATCCCCAATAGGTTGAGTTATTGTTCATAGCGTATGCACCACTATTATTATATCCATAGTGGATTATACTATTACCATACCAAATATAAAGGTTTCTAATTCTAGTATCACCAGATGGGTCTAAGTAGAATGTAGTATCATCTCTATCATAAATAAAGTTTGTACGAATCTCATACAAATAAGTTCTATTACCAGAATAGTGGTTAATATAAGTTTCGTATCCGTTTTGACAATCTAAGTGTAAGTTACCATTTGTAGTTACTACCGATGCCTCACCACCAGGTCTACCATTTGTACCAACGTACATATATGCACCCCATGTCCAGTTAGGTCCATGTAGAGTACCACCTCTCATTCTTAAATCAACGTTGGTTGCTGTTGCTGGGTCTAAGTAATATCCCGTATCGTTTGAATCATAGAATATTGGTGCTCTAAGAGAGTTGCCAGCTTGAAGGTAGTTGTTTACATAAACATAGTTAGATGGATACATTTCCATATTTGTAACACGATTACCAGATGTATTCGTATTATAAAAATACATGTCACCACCTTCACTAAATCTTATATATCCTTGTCCATAGTTAGTATTTGGTCTACCAAAGTAATATGCACCACCACCACTATTTAAGTTATTATCAACATTATATCCAAATCCACCACCATTCCAAGTGTTACCAGGTTCAGATACCCACCACTGCATACTTATTCTTTGCCCTGTACCATTGTAAGCTGCTGGTATAGTTAATCTCATTGATGAACTTCCGTGGTCACCTATAACGTGGAATCTTTTTTCTGGTGCTTCATATCCAACTCCTAAATACCAAAGTCTTGAACTACTATTTGGGTCTACATAATAGTTAGCATCATTTGCATCATAGAATATTGGTGCTCTCATTTCACCAGCAGCATATATGGTACTATTTGACCAAATATATCCAGTATAATGAGAAATCATTGCTGCAATTCTACTACTACCATTATAACCAACCCAACCTGGCATTGAAGGTCCATTTGATTGCCCTACAAAGAATGTTTCAGCACCTACAGTTGAATATGTACCATATGTTTGTCCAGATTGAGAACCTTTATTAAAATAGAATATACCCCATCCTCTTGCATTTTCTTGGAATATCCAGTTGTTTGCTTCTGATGTATTTGATACTAAGAATGTACCTCCATCATTATTTTGAATGTGATAAGAATTTAAAATTAATTCATTAAGACGAGATGTAGAGTTAAAATCTAAGTAATAAGAACCATCAGTACTATCTTGAATGTATGGAAGATAAAGGTTATTTGAAATTCTTACGTGTTGGTCACCTCTACCAATACTCATTAATATAGTGCTTGTCACACCAGGAGAATCATTGAATATTGTTGTACCACCATAAGATGCGTTACCACCTAATTCAAGACCAGTGTGCCATCCTAATGAAAGTCTTGTATATGTAGAATATCCATTATTATACGGAGATTTTACATACATTAAATAATATGGATTATTATCACCTCTTTGTCCCCAACTTATACCACCAAATTGTCCGCCAGGATTTGAAGGGTCTCCTGTACCACTTGACATATTGATATGTCTTGTAACACCAGTACCACTTCCAAATCTAAATCCAAAAGTACCATCATCATCATAGAAACGGTCAGTATAAAGTTCAGGTGCTCTAAAACTACTTCTAGCCCAAGCGATACCATCGTTTCTAACTTCAAGTGCATAACCACCAACACCAACTCCACTTACAGCAAATCCTTCGGAAGAACCACCACCGGTCCAAATAATATTTTTTAATGCAGAACCTAAATTCGATGTAGATGTTGTTGTTCTAAATCTAGCACCCCAAACATCCGGTTCATTATTAACATTTATTAATGCGTTATTAGGAATATTTAATTGACCTGTAAGAGTTAAGTTTACAAATCTAGAAGTACCAGTAGGGTCAGCTAAGAAACTACCATCATTTCTATCAATAAATCTATTAGCTGTTATATCACCTAAAACAGTTGTGTTGGCTGCTAAAGTGTTATCAACTTCTTCAATCTTAAATCCAATAAATTCTGCAGTACCACTATATCCACTATACAAATAATTGTGTAAGAAACCTAACTGCATGAATCTTGCATATCCATACCAACTATAATCTGCACCAGAACCAGCTGGTCCAATTGTCATTGTATATTCAGTCCAAGAAGAAGGTGCAACACCATACCAATAATAAGGTTGCCCCCAACCACCATTATCAGGTTGAGAATAATCGTATCCAGCTTGCGTAAATGAAAGATAACAGAATGGATTACCACTTACAGTTCTAACCCATGCAGATACCTTATAAGTTTTTGTTCTATCAATAGGCACCCAACCATTTTGTCTCCAACCTTGCCATCCACCAGTTCCTCTATGTGAGTATGAACCAATAGGTGAATCGGTTATTCCCGTAACATACTGCATTCCATCCCACACAAATGCACCATCACCAGCATGCCAGTTACGAGTTTGATATTTTCCATCTGGTACAAACATTCCAAAGAATCTTGAACCATTAGAATCGTTATATGGTATAGTTCCACCTAATCTTAGTTGATATAATGTAGATATACTATCACCATTAATATTATATGCAGTATTATCTCTATCAAACCATCTATAAGCATACATATTACTAGCTATGGTTAAATCACCACCATTGCTTAGTACCATTATTTGAGATGCCCCATTATTAAACCAATCAAATCCACCAGCACCAAAGTTTCTTAAACGAGAAATACCAGCGTCTTGTATAAATCCAGTATAGTTAGAAGAATCACCAATATTTAAACCAGTTCCCCAACCAACACCACCAGAACCACCTGCTCTAATACTAACTCTACCAGAAGAAATAGCAGATACACCATTGAATACAGCTATACCACCATAAACGTAGAATGGAACTGATGTTGCACCAGGTGAACCAACTGATACACCATTTGTAAATCCACCATATCCATTTAAATAAAGAGTATTACCATCCCAGCCACTATATCTACCAATTGCTTGTCTACTGAATATACTTAAAGTTGTATCTCCTCCACCTGCTATATTAACACTAGTTCCGGCAAAATATCCATCACCACTTTCGTTTACTGAGAATAGTTCATTTGATGATTTTATTGCATTACTACCAACTATGAATTTTTGTCCAGTTTCATTATTATTTGCATCAATACTTACTCTTACCTCACCAGCTCCTGCCAAATAAAGTGGATTTCCAGATGAGTTGTTTTGTAAAAGTACTACATCATATGTATTATCTCTATATAAACCGGCATTAGTATCTGAAAGATAGTATGCTCCAGCATTACCACCGCCGGTTGTTGTTACTTGGTTAAATGTTACGTTATCAGTTGTTCTAACGTTTTGGTTCATATTAGCCGCAAATGCATACGAAGTTGTATCCATTATACGTTTCCACGCACCCCAAGAAGTACCAGTACCATATCTCAACCACATATTACCATTATCGGTAAATCCTAATTCGTTTGCACCACCACCACTCCAGTCAGATGTACTACCATATTTTCTAAAATACATTACACCATTGTAAGTACCACCATCACTTAAACCATTTGTAGAGTTTTGCTTAAAATCAAATCTTACACCTTGGTTAGCGTTCATTGTTTGCGGTGTAGTTGCAGATGCTCTTGTATCCTGAACGTTAATATAAGTTGCTGTTGTTGCAGTTGTTGCGTTACCAATAAGGTTTGCTGTTACCTGATTAAAGGTTACATTATCAGTAGTACGAACATTTTGGTTCATTAAGTAAACTTCAGTTGCACCTTGTCCCGTATCAATTGTACCACTAAGAACAACGTTGCCAGCTACTTCTAATGTATTATCAGCATACCATCTATCAGTTGATTCATTCCAATAGAACGAAACAGTTGATGATGAACCCCTTCTTACTTCAATACCGGCATTTTCGGTTGGTGCTCCAGATGCAAAATCTGCATTTAATGTGATGATGTTATCACCTACGTTAAGAGTTGTTGTATTAATATATGTTGTTGTACCACTTACAGTAAGGTCACCACTAATTGTAGCGTTACCAGTTACCGCAAGAGTTGTACCATCAAATCTTAAATTTGCTTCAACGGTTGCATTTGGTGCAGTTCCGTTTAGAGTGATTACACCATTATCAGTTGTACCAGTTAATGATAATAAACCAGAAGTACCACCACTTCCAGATGTACCCGATGTACCGCTTGTACCGG